AAAGCCCTGTTGGGTAGATTTACCCGAAAGTGTAGATAGCTACACGTTTGTATCGGTCCTCTGTACCGGGCAGCGAAACCGCCTTGACAAAGGTCCCGTCTTCGGATTTATGATCCGTTAACGGAAGAGACTCCCCCACATTGCCATGGCCCTTCGACCACGACAATAGACCACCTGGAAGCCCTTGCGGGCCCGCATTGGCGGGTACCAAATCCTCAGCCGAGCGCTGATAGATCGAGTACGCGGGAAGCACGAAATCGCTTGGGAGCCGGGGACGAATGTCCTTACGCCCCTTTAGCGAGAAAGTGCTAAACGTGTATCCTGCCCAACCCCGAGCTTCGTGAGCCGGCTTCCTTATTCGAGTCCAAGACCCGAGCAAGTGACCGTCCCCGTAGCCATCAGGGCCGAAAAGTCGAAGCGACGGGTGAATCCAAAGAAGGACCCCCTCCGCGTCTTCGAACAAGCCGCGCCTCACGTAAAAATTGTGAAGCGTGAACAGGGTCCGCGGCGATACCCACTCCTTTTGGAAGTAGGGGCGGACATCTAAGCCCCGATAAAAGTCGCGTCCACATGATTCCCTAAATGGGCCTTCTGTGTACGATTTCTCTTCGTTAACCATGAACCCGGTGCAAGTAAGAAGGCTGATAAAGTCCTTCGAGCGAGCAGAGGGCAGGATGATATCATCTCCGTAAACGGAGACAACATCATCTTTATCACAGATAGCACGAGCTAGAGCCCAAAAGATAAGGCTCTGCAACGGGAATGTAAACCCGTTACCCATGCTCGAAAACTTCTCCAGTGCCAATCGGTGCCCGTTATACAACACGTGCCCGGTACGACCTCTTGCGAGGCCTATGGCCCAATCCAGAGGGAGAAGGGAAAACACCAGCTCCGTCGATACGGAGTCTGAAGCGGCTGAAAGGTCGAGTGTTGCTAAAGCACCCGTTAAGGAACCACTGAGAGCGAGGGATTGATTCCTCGTCTGGTCTCTCAGGTCCACCCCGAACGTAGCTAACCTGCGTGTCATGTGATCTCCCAGCGCGAGCTGGTACAGGCCGTTTAAAACCGGCTCTACGATCACTGATCGATAGGTCTTCGCGTTCTTCGGGACGAATTCGAGTCGACCGTCATGCAGATGAAGGTTGATCCCGAACCACTCCTCGCCATCCTCATCCACCTTCTCATAAGAGCAGATGGCCTCAGACAGGAGTGGGAGCTCCTCCAAAATCGCTTTCGCGATCGGGAGGCACTCTTCACTACAAGACACCCCCGACGCGAATTTCTCGCGAAGGGAAGCTTTTCGCTTAGGTGTCAAAGTCGTAGCACCTTTCCCAAACCTGTACCCAAGTTGTTGAAACGAGGGGAACGGGCCAAGGACCTGGGCAATTTTACGCTGAGCTCGCAAGAGTGCAGAGTCAACGCCGCGGAGGAAATTAAACCCTCCGCGGGCCTGGGACCTGAAGGCTTCGTTCTGAAGCTTACAGGATTCTTCGGAAAGTACGAACTTATCGTACGCCACTCTCTCCTTATCAACCCCTATTTCGAGGGGCTCTAATTTGGAGTAGAATGCCACAGCCTGTCGGCTATGGTAGAGCGTGTCGGCCGTCCAGTCTTCAGAAGACGGGTCCAACTCGTACAAAGCTAGCGCCGAAACATCGTCTCGCTTAATGGCGTCGACGATGGGAGTGGCTTTAGGGCCGCCCCTCAGCGCATGCCTAAGTGCTAGGGTCCTCAGCAGGTCTAGAGACTCGCTTGGGTTATACACTTCCAACCAATGCGATATTAAGCGCATATACACTCCATAAAGAGTAGATCGGAGACCAACGTAGGGTTACCCCTACACCAGATTCCTGTTACCAGAAGGCCAAAGGCCCCAGGCGACTCACGTCACCTGAATCAGTTGGTCGAACAGCTCGCACGCCGGGCCCGCAGTTTGCGGTGTCACCGTCGTCGAGATGTTGCCCATCAAATTGACCATGAGCTGGCGGCTAAGCCGTCGACTCGTTACGATACTCCGCTCGTGGTAAAACCCCACGGCTTCGGAAGTATCGGTATAGGCCACTTTGGGAGGGGCAGTGTAACCAGCCGAGTTCTGACCCGAGATGGACTCCATCACGGGAACTTCGACACGGGTGGTAACCCGGAAAACACCAGACTTCAGCTTGCGCTTGGTCATGGTGGCACGGATCTGTGCATAGTCAGGAACTCCCGCGAGGGATTCCTTCCAACGCGCAACGAGCGTCCCGTCTTCGAGACGTTCAATCCCCTCGCCCACGAGAGTGTGCGAGACCGGGCTTGCAGCACCGTCAAAGACGGTGATATTGGCTTGGGCACTCATGTGCACTACCTTTCTTGTAGGGCCTGTTGAAGGCTCCTAGTCAGGGGGAAATTCCCCAGAAATGCTGTCCGCGCCATTAACGATCGGCGAAGCCAGCGATCAAAAGCCCAACCGCATTTGCACAGTGTTGCCAAGAGGCAACTTTGCCAAGCGGTTTAAAGGTGGGCATCGGCACCTTTACGGTCGATTCGACCGTTCTCGCGAACTCCACCTGCGAGTAGTTGCCTCTCGGTTGAAACGAGAAGAACTTGCTCGTAGGCGAAAACGCGATCGACGTCTTTTTATCAGACGTAATGAAGGTACCCTTGAGCCGAGACACAAGGGCTCTCGCCTCCATCCAACTACCGAGAGGTATAAACCAATCAGCAACGAATGAATACGGGAGAAGTTCCCAAGCAATAAGCTCAGGATTTGCGAGACCGAGCATCTGAGGGATTGAACCCTTCTCTTCTACTCGGGCCACTAGCCACCGTGTATGCGATTTGCTACACGTGCCAAAGGCTTGCTGGCTAGGCAGAAAACCTACCTGCGAAATGCGAGTAGGCATCTGTTTCTCTCGACGCACTTTAGACCGATAGGTCTTGCGCATCGGGACATTGAGGTGATGCGCTAACATATGCGCTGCCCCTTCCACGTCCTTCAAAAGTGGAAGCCAACCATACTGGAGTTCGAGCCAGTTAGTTGCCAATGCCTTCTTGCCACTCTTAATATCAAACATATCGATATTAGGGTGTTTCTTCGACGGTTTCCGTTTGGTACCCGCGAAGAGGACGTCGGCCGCTCTGCCAAATTGGCCTCTGCGTGCCCATCCAAGAGCTCCACCAACTCTACCGGCTGTATCCCCGATCAAATCGAGGGCAGGCCCCATCTCGCCGAGAAAGACTCCAAGGTTGAAGTCTGAACCGTCGAGAAAGTCCTTCATTTTCCCGACCAATTTAATCTGGTCGTTAGCATCAAGGAGGTTCTCAGGAGTCCAATCGATAACTCCGTGGTGTGTCATGTCTGCCCAAAGCTCAAAATTGCTCGGGACATTGTAACCCACCTTGTCATCGAAGATTCGTTGCACCCACTTAGTGTAAGGGTGCTCCTCGTCATATTTCCGCTTTACCGTCCGGTTCACACCGGTCGAAGCGGAATGCGGGATCCTGAAAGTGAACACTTTTCGCTGTCGGATTCCAGCAAAGTCAGTGTACTCCCTATACGTCTCATACGTATTGTGGGGAGATTTAGGCGACGGGGTTCTGTCGGCACCAGACCAAACGATCTGTTTCCTAGTTCCCCAACTACCACCACCGGTGGCAGGTACCCGGTCATTATTAGTAATATTACCGGATGTCATTTGATGCCCCCAAAATAGGGGAAGATCTTCACAAAAGGAAGATCTGTCGGTCCATATATGATCATCCCGATCAGAACGACCGTAACCACCAATTCGACGAGATAGACCCACACAGGGGGCCGATAAAGGTAGCTTCTAAGAAGCGTCCGATACCAGGCCCTGGAGGAAAACGCCTCACGGCGTACTCTAAATCGACTAGTCATAAGGGTCTCG